ATTGCTGGCTCATTAGCTAGGCTCTGGTAGGTTATTGATAAAGTTTGGCGTTGTGCAATAAATCTCGTAGTAGTTTAGGAATGCTGGCAATCCATCGCCATATTCTCCAAATAAATCTACTAGCGCATCACTAAACTCAGTTTGATCTTGAATGCTTGTTCTTTCGGCTGTGGCTGTAAACTGAATATCATAAAAAAAATCTGAATTAGTGTTATCCCTTATGTCACTGGTAATCTGTACGTTGTGCATTTCAAGCCCGTTGCCAGTATCGAGCTCCATTAAAAATGATGATACACCACCGTCAATTTTTGCAATAAAAGACCAGAAAGCTTGGCGGCCTAACTTACTAACGACTAGGGCTATACCAATAGGGGTAGGGTCGTAAAAGGTATCTCTACCTTGGCGGCCTAAGCCACCCTGTACTGGTGAACGCCAAATGTTTGAGCCACGAGTCTGTCCGTAACCTTTGTTGACGATAGGCTTTAGTGATTTAGGGAAGATATAATCGCTCATTTAAAACCCCGCTTGGTTAGCTGTTGATCGTCTAGCTTTAGACATTCTGGAATCAGGATCCAGCATCTGGTTAATAATATTTTCCTCAATAGTGATCATCAACATTCCATCGTCGCGCTGTTCAGTTTGCACATTGTCAACTCTGCCTGTTGTGTTGTTGACGATAGTCACATTGGAAGCTCCGCCGCCATTCTGCCCCATTATATCGCGCATTTGTGCAGCAGTGCGAGCGCGTGACGCGCCAGCAGGCATAATAACTTCTGCTTTGCCACGTTCAGCCATTTGATACGCTCCACCACCTACCAAGGAGCCGCCCTGCTCACGAGCGCCACGGATTGCAGCCACGTTAGCTAATCCAGCAACCACAGCAGCACCAGCAGCTATGCCGCCAAGTACAGGGCCAACGTATGGGATTGATGCCATAGCAGCATAAGCACCAGTTGCCGCCTTGTAGGTATCAATCGTTGCCGTGACGATAGCTGATGCTTTGTAAAGCGATGACTGTTCACCTAATGCTGATTTTAGGTTTGCTGTCATGTTTCGCTGAGCATCTATGCCGTCGTCAATTTGTTTTTCACGAATGCGAGATTCTTCTTTAACTCTAGCTAGTTCACCTTTTCTAATTTCTTCCTTGGCTTTTGATTGCTCATCAAGTATCTGGGTTTCTAAAGTTGCGCGGGATAACACAGCATTAGTCTGAATCTCGGTTAGTGCGTCTTGGTATTGCTGCTCACTGATTAATTTAAGATCGTAAGACTCTTTTACCTTTGTTTGTTTTTCTTGCTCCTGAACGTCAATAAGCTGCATCTCGCTAAGGTTTGACTGCCTTAGCTGTTCAAGGTATGCCTCTGCCTGTGCTTTTTGTGCCCCATTATCCTTGGTATCTTTATCGACAACCTTTGCCGCTTCCTTGCCTATTCCACCTGCTATTGTGCCACCAGATCTAGCTGTGACAATTTCAAGCTCTCTTTTCTTCTGCTCCTCAAGAATTTTATTTCTTTGAGCCTCAAGCTCAGAAAGTCTTTTTACTGCATTTTGATATTCGCCAACCCTAACAAAATCAAGCGGGTTTTCTCGCATGCTGCTTGACATTTTATCGTAATTTTTAGCAACGCCATTTTCTATGGTGTCGGCAAGGTCTTTCATCTGCCTATCAATCTGAGCAACTGATTGAATCTCTGAAGCATCGTTAAAAGTGTTAATGAAGTCTACAATGGTATTTGTAGCGTTTGGAACCACTTCGATTATAGAGTTAAAAAACCCATTCATTGTTGGGGCTAGTGATGACGATATAACGCTGGATGCCCCGCCCAATGCAGAAGTCAAAAGTTCATACTGAGTTGCTACGGTTGCTAGTTGATCTGCTTGACGCTGGTTTAGTATCAGCTCTCTATTTAATTCTGAAAACTCCTTTTTAAGACCTTTGATTTTTGAACCGTTATTCTCAAACGCTGCTGAAGCATACTCAAGATCGTTGCTCATTGACTTGAGCACAAAAGACATTTGTGCGCCTTGCACATTTGCCTTTTCCATTTCAGCGACCATTCTAGTGATCGCATCCTCTGGTTTCATCCGCTGAAGCTCATTTGCCATGTCTACGGCTTGCTTTTTAGTAAGCCCCATAACATCGGCAAAGTCTTGGAATGGCCCTGATGCGGCAGCAGCAAATTCACCTAGGCGCTCGCTAACGTCATTCATTGCATCAGCGGTGCCTTTGGCGTCAACTCCATACTGCTTGAATACAAATGACAGAGCCGCGAAATCTTCCCTTGTAGTCTTGGCGGTTTTTGAAAGGTTTGTTAGCTCGCGCTCATTTTTTGCTGACTCAAGAGTCATTTTACCAAGAGCGCCACCTGTAACCGTAACGGCAGCAGCTACAGCGGTTGCAATAATCGTGACGCCTTTCATTGCGGACGCTAAAGTAACTGCGCTTTTTTCTGTTTTGTTAGCGGTATTTGATAGATTTGATAAATCTCTATCTGTTTTGCCAACTCCTTCAGATTTTACCCTAACTACAAGTGAGGCTGTGTCGGCCATCGTTAACCCTTAGCCTCTCGGCATTCAAATATTGCGTCAATGTCCATGATTATCTCAATCTCGTGCGGCCGCAATGGTTTAAGCTGCTGCCTATTGTAGCTTTCTAGTTCCGCATAATTTAAAGCATTACGAGGCACTAGCATTATAGAATCTTCACCAGCTGCCCTGCCGAATCTCACGCGCTTGTAATGCAAGTAAACATCAAGCATTTCGTTTGGTAACTCTGGCTTATCACGCTCTCGATTTTCGATTTTATCAATGATGCCCATCGAGACTAAAGCCTGCTGATGAGCATCACCGATTGCATCAAACTTATCGATATCTTGCTTAGCTCCAAATTCCCATCGACAATAATCAAGCAGGGCGTCTACTTTTTTGCATGCTCTCCCATTGACTTATAGAAATTGCTAATAATCTGGTCTTTAAGGCTGGGGAATCCCTCGAGAAGTCCTTTAAGCGATTCGCTGCTAAACTTGTTGTCAAAGTCCCAACCGCTAACCAGCTCAAATGCAAATGCCTTTCCTATTTCAGCCAAAGAAATTTGATGCAAAAGATTGTACTCTCTGAAATCCTTTGCTTGCTCACACTCATCGTACAGCGCTTTATTTTTCTCCTTGAAATCATCGTCAAATACAGAAATCAATCTTGCATACCGCATGACTGCAATATTGGCATAGTTATCATCATGTGGCTTAAGGTAGATGCTGTTTCCGCAAAGAGCTCCACTCGGAAGTTCAACTTCAAATTGACTGCCTTTTGATTCAATTCTGCTGTATAAATCTTCAAGTTTCATTGTCATTCCTGTTAGTTTGTGTTGTGCATATTGTATCCCTTTGAACAAATAAAGGCTATTAGCTAATATTTGTTTGACTTGGCTATAGGTTTATGCAATTATTTGTTTGTCAGGTTAAATGGTTGGAGAATAAAATGGCAAAACTTACCGAAAGACAGATGAATATAATTGTTAAAATTCAGACATTAGCAGTCGCTAGCCATATTGATAAAATGAATATAGAAGGCACTCACCATTTGGTTAGTTGTGCGCTTATTGCTGCAAAATGTGCTCGTGACGGCATTGCAATATCTAATGCAATGAAAGCTGGTGCAGAGTTTGAAGATTTATTGTGTATCGCATTGGAGATAAAATCATGAGTGAAGCAAGGTTTACTAAAGGCAAATGGAAAGCAAGAGTTGATGATGGCGCAGTAAAAACAGTGCTTGTTTACCTTGATAATAAAGGTGGGTTTGATATTTCTGGGGCGCCAGATCCAATTGCTAATGCCCACTTAATCGCAGCAGCTCCTGAGATGTATGCAACTTTGAATGAGGCCAGAGACTTTATCGCGAGTGACATCAATTGCGGCCCATGTGGCTTGGGTCTGGTGGTCATAATTGATGAGCTACTAGCTAAGGCTAGAGGTGAATAAGCATGAGCAAAACATCAAACCTAACCATACACTGC